CTGTTAGTGTAAATGCTCCGGTTGTATTATTTTGTATAATCCATTCACCAACTATAGCTGGCATAATTAAACTTCTAGCTGCTGTTTTTGCACCAGAAATAATCAACACAGGATAAGCTGATTGTAATTGAGTTACAGTTACATCAGCAGTAGTTACAGTAATTGCTTGCGATCCCTCAAATGCTAAAGACATCCATCCTGCACCACCGGTATCTGGATTAGTGGTATTATTTTCCGCTGTACTTATCCATAAGCCACTGTTGCTACTTGATTGTAAAATAGCTCCTTTAGGATAACCACCTATAGTGGTAGAAAATGAAGAGTCATAAAAGAAAAAACCACCGGCTTGTTGCCATTGGGTAATTGCAGTTATTTCATTTAATATACCATTAACATCAGATCCAAATGGAGGAACACCACCAGCAGAAATAGGAACAAAGTTTAATGGAGGAAAACCATCATTTAAAGATGCTCGACCATTTACTACGCCAATTTGAGAAGCAGTAGGGATAGTATTTTTATAACCAACTCCAGCGTTATAAGCAAAAGGTAATGGTATTTTTGTAGGTATGTTTGAGCTTTGCATGATTTGTCCTATAAGTTAGCTACAAGCATTTGAACGCCAGCAGGTCTTGGAAATACTCCAGAGTTATTAATAATTGCAAGCTGTAATGCGCTTGGTACAAATTTTAAATAATATGTAAAAGTCATATCAAGATTATCTATAACATAAGCCTGACCATAAGGATTTGTGCCATCACTTGTGCCAAATTCTGCTCTTAATAAAGTGTTAATAGACGGAACTGAAAGATTAGATATATTTGCTGCTGCTTTTACTAAAATTAATCGTCTATATTGATCATCGGATAATGCAAAAGTATTAGTTGCTAATGTACCAGAATAAAAAGGAGCTTGGTTAAAAGGTTGCGCTGCTGTTCCAACACTATTTGCTTCTGCATATCCCAAATAATTTGTTGCAGCAGTTGTAAGATAACGAGAAACGCCTACAATTTGACCCCAAATATCTAATCCATTCCCTACGGCTGTATTAACATTCCAAATATTAATATAAAAATTAGCTATATCTGTAGTAGGTTCAACAGCATCATTAAAAGACTCTAAAAGTGCTTTTATAGTTGGAGAAGCACAATATTGACTTAGAAGTGTTTCATCCCAGTTTAACATTAGATTAGGCTCACTGTTACATTAGATGCTGCAAGAGTTGGAAGCTGGTCTATTCCATATTGAACTAATAAGAAATATGCTAATGCTGTTCCAGTTCCTGCTCCAGCAGCTACACAAAGAAATGTGCTTCCAATGGCATAAGTAATACCTGTTGTTCCAGCTGCTGTGTTCCATTGCGTTTGTGTTGTTGATCCTAATGCTTTAATTGTATAATATTGACCAACTACAAAAGCTGTTGCAACTACAGAGTTATTATATCCACTTGCTAAATATACTTCTTTTATATTTACATTAGTATTAATTTCATTAATGTTGGCATAATATCGTCCTGAATAAGTAGTTTGAGCAATACCTACAGCAGATCCTAAGCCATCTAACCCATTGAAAGATTCAACTACTGCATTTTGCGTTAATTCAATAATATTAGAAGGAAGCAAAGCATTGTTTACTATTTGTACAACAAAATATGTTGGAGTTGATGTTGGCGTTAGCCAAGTAACTGTGTATCCAACCGCAGGAGAATAATTAGTATCATATACAGTTGTGCTTGTATTTCCTGCATAACCACAACCTGGTGGTTTTTTGTTCCAAATAGTTTCCCCTATTGTAGAAGAAGTTCCTCCAGCTACACTTACACACATTGATTTAGATGGAATTGAGTAATTTGTGATTCCGTAATTAAGAGAAGATCCAGTTGGATTATCAATTACAAATACATCAATTACATTAGAAAGAGCAGCTAAAGCACCATAAATTGATTGAACTGAATTTAATGAATTAGCAGCAACAGAAGCAGATCTTCTTGCTTCAAATGCTTGTCTTGACTCAACATCATTTCCTAATGCACCTACTGTTGGATTAGTTACAGTATCCCAACCAGCGACTGCTGTGTAAATAATAGATAAAGCACCAATGTTACAAGCTATAGCACCAGTGGTTTGGTTTTGAAATTGAACACTAATTGTTCCTGTAGCTGGTATAGTTGCTTCAGCAGTTGAAGAATAAAGATAACCACTTGTGTCTTTAGCAACAGCGCCAGCTGGAATAACCGTTCCAACCGCTCCAACACAATTACAATTTACAACTGTACCGGCAGCTTGAATACGAGTTAAAAAGTAAATATAGCCAATAGCATCTTGCCAAATACCAGAAGCCATGCTTGGATTTACTTGATTGGATATATAAGCTATTTCACTATTTTTATCGCCAATAATGGCTGTTTCAGTTTGTGCTATTTGTCCTTGTGGCGTAGTAAGTCCAGAATTGACACCGCCACCAAAAGCTGCGTTAATATCTGCTTGAACTCCAACTAAAATATCTTGTTCAGAAGGTAATACGGGAGATCCGTTTGACCACTGTATTTGAGGAACATTTGTACTCACTTACCCTCCAAACGCAACATTATTAGTTGCGCCATCTGTATCTGTAATTAAAATTTGTCCAGCCAATTCACGATTATTAAAAGAAGTAAAAGTAACTTGTGCTGAAACGACATTTGGAACTGTTAAAGCTGTAGCTACAATTTTCTGGCTTATAAAAGGTAAAGGTGGAAAATCTCCTAATATTTGTTGCCAATATGGTAATCCTAATTCGGTATTGTACCAACATTCACCAAGAAATGTTCTTACTGCTGATGCAACATCTTGTGCAATAGAATAAGGAACTCCAGCGAGAGCTATATTGCCATTTACATCAAGCACTAAATCCCATGCTGATTGATCCAGCAATAAAGTATTTTGTATAGTTGCCATTAAGTTGGCGCTCCTGTAGTTCCAGATCCTGTGGTTACACCACTATGTGTATGTGTAGATCCAACAAGTTTAGTGTTATTTTTTAATGCTCCTGTTGTTTCAACATCCCCTACAACAGTAAGTTTGCCATTAATATTTATGTTTGTAGCGTTGATTGTAACAGTAGTTGGCGATGTTATTGTAATCCCTGTGCTATTAAACTGTACATACTGAGTTGGAGCTGCGCCAATGATGGTTTGAATGTATATCATGTCGCTCATGTCATTTTTTCTATTAGATCCAGGAGCAGAAGTAAAATTATGTCCTGTAGCTGAATTAATAGATTTACCAACATTTTGAACAGTAGAAATATCTCGATCACATATTATGGCGATCCCAATGTCATTTACTTGTGGATCTAAAATAATTCCGTTAGTTCCGCCTTGAATACGAACGTAAGGAACATTGTAAATTATTCCATGAGGCCATGAATTACCTTCACCGTCCACAGCATTAACTAAAGGCTGTACGCTAACCGTTCCAACTGGCGATAATCCACCAGCATTGGAAACAGATATAATTTGAACTGGAATAGACGTTCTTGTTTTAGATAAAGCAGATCTTATAATAAAGTTAAGCTTACCAATTTCTGAAGCAGAATCAGCAGCTACTAAATTAGTTTGTATTCCAACGTTAGTTTTTTGCGACATAAGGCTGTGGACTTAATTTAGAAGTAGTGAACCAAGGGCCATCAACTGTTAAAGTGCTTAATTCATGGGTAACCATTTGTATGGGCCATTTACCATTTGATTTAGGAATTATTGAAGTTAAATTTACAATCCTTCCTATTAAATTATTTGCATTAAATTCTTGTTTTATTATAAATCCAGCCGTCCAATAAGATGGATAGCCAACTAATCCTGTCTTTGAATTTACCTCTATTTCAACAGTATCCCTTACACCCATATTTGCAAATAAACAAACTGTTCCATTTTCTACCACCATTGCAATAGATGCTAAATGAGCAAGTTTACTCATTTGCTCCATTGCAGATCCTGATATATATTGATTTTGCACTACAAAATGAGCATTATTTGGCGCAGGAGCGTTATAAAATGCAAATCCATTAGTTTGTGCTAATGATTTTATTAAATCTTCTACGTTAGCAGAGCCATTAACTTGTAATGGTTGTATTGGGTTGCCTTGAGCTGAATATCCAGCTACTGCATCAACAACAAAACAAACATCAGGTATTCCACTAAAATCAATATAACTTGCAATTATAGTTCCAGAAAATACTTGAGATAATGAACTTCCTTGATTTCCTGCTATTACAGTAACTGTGCTTTGCTGAACTGCCACCATATTAGATCCAACACTAGAATATTCATTCATTTGATCTAATGTCATGCCGAACACTCTTAAATGTAATTGACCGAAAGCACTATATCCACCAGGATTAGTAATAACAGCAGTACATCTTAAGCCTTTTAAATCTAAAACAGTTCCATTGGCTCTGCTAAATTGAAGATTTATTTGGCGTATAGCAAATGTCATGACTCATACACCAGTTGAAATCTTGAACCTAATCCTGTGTAATAAGGATCATCAGTTCCTTCTGTATCATAAAAAAACAATTGACCTGAAAATCCTAAATAAGCTTCTCTTACAAGACCAACTAAATTAAGGCAAATCATTGCAGTAACAATAGTATTTTGATCAGCTACAATATCGCAATACAAACCTGTAGACAATTGATAAATATTAAGGGCGCAATTTTGTGTTCCTAATAATATAGTAAAGTTTTGCGATGGAACTGCTGTTATAGGAATAACTTGAAATGCCATATATTATCCTAAAATATAGAAGTAATTGAGTCTGTAACTTTTGAAGAAAAAGCTGATAACTGACCCATTGCTTTAGCAAATTCTCCTTGTGGTTGAGCTGTAGGAGGTAAAAGTTCTTCAGTTAATCTTATTTCTTGAAACCACAAATTAGCAATAATCATAGTTGCACCATTAGTTGCTTCTTTTTTATAATCAATGTGAATTAAATTAGTTACTAAAAAAGAAATATCAGGAGTAATTATGCTGATAAAAGTAGTTGTTTCTAGCAAATAATACAGTCTTTGCAAAAATTCTGTAGTTGTCATTTTTCCATTTCCACTACAGGTTACAGTTATTTTAATATCAAATGGCAAAGCAACTTTGTTATAATTTAAAAATCCTCCTAATTCTGTTGGATAATTTGGAATTCTGTATTCTTCCTTGTATTCATAACTTACAAAAGAATCAGGAGTAAGTGCAGATGTTCCATCTAAAAATGTAATTCCCCAATTAAGTCCAAATGTACTTAATGGTAGTATTTCGCCAAGTATTGTTAATCCAGCTGCAACATATCCAGCTGAACTTCTGTTTATTGCTGGAACACCTGGTAGATTTGGGACATCAGGGTAATTTATTAATGACATTAGTTATTTCCCACCATACCATTCATTCTAATAGAATTGTCTTCCAAAGCTCTTGGCAACTCCCTTACTATTCCTTTTGCATCAGTTGCTTGTGTATGAACAGTAACATTGTTTGTTTGAATATTAGTGCTACTTGATGTGTTGTTATTTCTTGGCGCAGTTACGTTAGATCCTATCATTGGTGATTTAAAATCGTGAGCCATATTATATTCTTTATTTCTTTCAGAGCTTCCAAATCCTTTTGGATCAACTATATCCATTAATTTAT